AATGGTTTCGAGTGCCTGCGCTACCCGTCCCACTATCTTTACAAACGCATCAGCCACCCGCATTACGAGTGAAATGATAGGCGTGATTGCGTTGATGATCTTGGGCATGTTTTCAACCAAGAATTTTCGAACGGTATCGATGCCGTTTTTAAGCTGGTTCATAAAGCGCAAACCGACCGCTTTTTTTATCGCGTCGAATGTCATCCTCAATCTATCCATCGAGTCGTTAAAAGCTCCGGCCTGCTCGGCTGCCTTGTTAGCGTCAACGCCTGCGTTTTTATAAAGACTGTCGAACTCCTCAGCCAACCCGCTTACATCTGAAGTAAGCGCCCCGATCATCGTGGGGTCTAGCCCGAGTTTTGATAACACGGCGACCTGCTCGCCGCGCTCCATGCCCTTGATTTTCTCTCGAATCTCACCAAGCAAAACGCTTGTATCTTTTAGCTTGCCACTCTGGTCTTTTGCAGTAATTCCTAGCTTCTGAAAAGCCATTGCGCCCCGACCAATGCCCAACGCTGCTTCGCCTGCCGTCTTGCTCAAGCCTTCTAATGAACTCTTGGCCGCCTCAACGCTTGAGCCTGTAAGCGTGGCAATGTAGCCAAGTTTCATTATTTCTTCGGCGCTGGTGTTTACGCGATCTGCCAAGTCTCCCACTTGATCAAGGCTGTCGGCGATGGTTGATATGAAGTACGTCAAGCCACCAACCGCAGCGGTTGCAGCTGCACCGATGGCCGATATTTTCAGAGTGGCCGAAGAAATGCCCGAAGTGAACTTATCCAAGCCGCCTTGGTCTATTTGAAAACCCAAGCCGACCAAGAATTGTTTAATCACTTCACCATTCACTTATTAGCCTCCCTGTATCGTTCCTCGTTCTCGTCCTGCACGTCGAGCGCATCATTCATTAGCGCCACGTCTGCCAAGTCTAACGCCCCATTTATAAGGCTCTCATACCTGCACATTCCGCGCAGTACCGGCCTCAACAACCAGTCCTCACCGTCGGGCAAACTCACCCACTTTACTGGGCGTTTTGTTTCTGGGCTGCTACGCTCAAAGCCGACGGTGCGACGGGAAAAAAACCACCTACGTTATATAACAACGCCTCCCACGCTAATCGAAGCATCACCCCCATGTCGATGTCTTCAAACATCAACTGATTGCCCGTGGAAACTGGCGACCATCCCAAGCCCTGCGCCTGCTTGCGTTTTACGCATTGAAGCAAACCAAACAGAACGTAATCCGCATCCGCATCACTCAACCCGCTGATTGCTGTTGCGGCCTTTGGTAGTCCGTTGGCCGTGTCTCCGCTTTGAACGGCCGGGATGATCTCGCCCAGTACTGGCGCGAGTCGGCGCACGATGTGAAACTGCTCACGTGCCCCGATCTTGCTGGCGCTGTACTGCACCCCGTTTATTTCAAACTCTTTCATAACAAGCTAGGCGACCCGCTGCCCAAAACAATAGTTGTTTTGATTGCGTCGAAAGTCCATTCCAGCGTACCGCCCTCTTTGGCGTAGGTCACGCTTGGGCGTTTCTTGAATGCCACGTCGGTTAAGGTGATATTGTCGCCGCGGACTGAATCACGGATCGTGATCGTGTTGCGCCCGTGCGTTGCTGCGCTCTGTACCTGCTGGTTGTACATGGCCGTTAATTGCTGGTTGACGGGTGAAGTCTTAAGCAAACGCACGGTCACGGTACTGGCCTCATTCGCCATCAAATTGTGCATGCCGCTGCCGTCTGCTCCAATAGTCATCACGCTCTTGTCTTCCATGGCCTCGATGGTGATGCCTTCCTCAGCAATGGCCGCACCTGCGCCAAGGTTGATCGAACCGCCAACGCCCGAAAGCGAAGCCACCACGTTTAAGAATGAGTAAGTGCTCATTGTTTAATCTCCTTATTTATCAGCGGTTTACATCAACTATGCAGTCGATTTCATGGATTGCACCTGCCAGTTTCAAAGCGATCTGAATCGGGGGGGCAATGCGCTGCTCTCTGATGCTCTGATTTTGCAACGCCATTGGCTCGGTGTAAATGTAGAAGCCTTCGCTCAGAAAGTCGCCGCGCTCGATCTGGCCGAAGCCGTCTGCGTTCCAAGTGCCTGGAGCTATCAATCCATTATTTACTGCCTCCTTACAAACGTTAGCCGCCACGGTCACCAGTTGGTTTTGGCCTGCGTCGGTTTGGGGTATCTTGGTCTTGCTTTGATAAAGAAGGTTGTATTCCGCATTTTGCAAAGCGTCGGCGAACCAGTCAAGCCCGTGGATTTCATCAAAGTAAGCCTGCCCACTCATTACGCCGTATTGAATGATCGCTGTATCGTTTTGATAGGTAACAAAGACATTACAACGCTTGGCCTTGAGTGTTTGAGCTTGAGTCTCGCTCAGTACCGCAGCGACTACGCCAGGCTCTTGCTTGTACATCAAGGTTATGGTTGAACGGTTAGCGCTGAAATTAACGCTGAATGCTCTACCCATCAATGAACACACGGCATAAGGGTTAGCGCTGAATTGAACACACGTGCGCTTGTAGCTCAAAGCCTTAAATTGGCTGGCCAAGTCGGTCGTATAGGTTGCATCCAGCACGTTCGTATTGGTCTCAGTCACGCCAAAAATGCGGGTGATCGATGCGGCCTCGATGAACGCACCAACAGCGATCAATTCTGAATCAGTAGGCATGACGGATGCCGCAAAGCTCAGGCCATACCAAGCGCCGGAAATGTCGGCCAGCTCGGTTGCAGCGTCAACGGGTGATTCTGCTGCGAACCCACTCACTGCGCCGCTTGCGGTGGTGCTGGTCAGTTTCAACAGTGCGCTGATATTCGTTCCTGTGGCGGCTGCCGAAGCAAATCCAACGGTTGAACTCGTGCCGGTGGTTGCGCTGGTGATGATGAAGCGCGAACCCGTCCAGCTGATCGTTCCTCCTGTCAGTACGGCGTTGATAGCACTTGCCACGCCGTTCAGGTTCGTCACTGCGCTAAAGTTCAAGCCGGTAACGCTGCGCTCTGTGCCGTCGATGGTTACTTTGAATGAACCGGCGGTGATAGCTGTCCAGTTGGCTAATGCTTGCTCGGCGGTGGTCAGGATTGCACCACGCAGAAAGCCAGCGGTTGCGGTGCGTAACCAACGCCCGACCATCAGCGTTTGTGGTCTGGGGGACTGGCCAAAATATAACGATGCTGCCAAGTACTCAGGTGCGGATGTGCCGAAGTCATTGGCTACGCTCTCGATGTCAGTGTATGAGCGGATCCGCTCCTGTCCGTCAATAACGTTGCTATCTCCTGCGATCAGTAAAGTACCGAACCCACGGCGTGCTGCCGCTAGCGGTGCAAGGTTGACGGTTGCACGAACCAACCGCCCTACGTTTAAGCCTTCTGCCATTTTGATGTCTCCTTGATTTTAGGATGTTTGCCACCCTCGTGTAAGGGTTGATTCTGCTCGGTTTGCTTTGATTGTGCCACCGGCTGCTGTGAAATTGAAAATTGAGTAAACCCTATTTAATTCTCTGCGCACAGTCAAAACAATATCGCAGCGGTTGAAGTATCTCTCATTGACTAGCTCAGGTGCGTGCGTTATGTCTGATGCGTCCACAATGGCCATGCCGCTTTGATATAAAACGTCTTGATTTTGCTGGATTAGGATTGCGTCACGCAGCTCGGCGGCGTTGCCTAAACAGTTTGGGCCGTAAAACATCAATCGATATTCCAGCTCTTCATGGCGTTGCTGTGTGGTCTGCGTTCCTGCCGCGTTCATCTTCAAGAATGTATCATTATCGGCCCGCCTTGAAGCTATCCCATAGGCCAACCAGTCCACCGATATATCTGGTGTAGGTGCTGGGTTAGCCTGCCACAATGGGCGCACCAATGCCGCTTCTAAGCCCGTTAAACCGCATAGAACTGCATGAATAAAGCGTTGTAATGCTTGGTCATCGGTCTGGGTGTTTGTAGGCGTTAAATAGCCTCCGGTCGCTGATGTGTTAGTTGGCATTGACTTGCTCCAACACACAAACGGCCTTAGTAAACCCTACGCCAAAGTTTAAGTAATCCTCGATCACCTCTTTGACTTGGTAGCGCTTGCCGCTGTAAACAATAATATCGGCATACCCGCCCTTTCGCTCGGCAGTCAGTGTGCCTTGATAATACACATCCACCATATCGCCAAGCCTTGCGCCCTCGGGTAGTTTGGTCATGGTCTCGGTGTTCGC